TAATCTTTTTTATTAATATTTAATTTACATTTTCTCATTTTTTATTCCCTCACTTTTATTTTTTATGTTGCTGATATTTTTGCACTAGCTTGTTGTGATGTTAAATATGCTGGTACTGTACCTGGTACTGTATGTAATGTACATTCCATTGGACTACCACCAACACCTACTTGATTTACCCATGTTTGACATTGTCCTGAATATTCAACTGCTGCTCCGTCTGGGAAAACTAATAAAATA